TAAAGGATTTGCTGATGAAAATCCAAACAATCTGGAAAAGTTTGTTGGTGATTTTGTATTTAATCCTGCACATGGAACGACACAAATTCGTATTGATGAACCGTGTTCTGTTCTTGAAGGTGGTACAGGATTTATGATGGTTACTCGTTCTGCATTCGATAAGTTTACCAAAGCATATCCGGACTACTCATATCTACCTGACCATATTCGTACCAAACACTTTGATGGTACACGTGAAATCATGATGTACTTCCAAGCACTGATTGATGAAAAATCAAAACGATATCTATCAGAAGATTATATGTTCTGTCAGTGGATGCGAGAAATTGGTGTGGAGACGTGGATGTGTCCGTGGATGAAACTACTTCATACAGGATCATATACCTTTGGTGGATCTCTTGCTGATCTAGCACAGGTCGGTGCATCTGCAACTGCTGATGCAGGTTTGATTAAAAAAATGAAGAAGTGATATGAACAAATTTCGTTATGATGAAGATAAGTACTTGAAAGAACTTTACAAGTACATTGAAAATACCTACGGTGAACACTACAGTAAAAATAAATTTCAAGCAACAGAGTTTATTATTGACTCGGGTCATGGTGATGGATTCTGTATTGGAAATATTTTAAAGTATGCACAGAGGTATGGTAAGAAAGCAGGGTACAATCGTGCTGACTTGCTTAAAGTGTTGCACTATGCTATAATAGAACTACACGTACATGATTTGAATAACCGTGATGGAGAACTACATGATGAAGATCAGTGAGTCAACTTTTGACGTTCTGAAAAACTTTTCGACTATTAATCCTTCCCTTGCATTTAAGAAGGGAAGCAAACTACGCACAGTCTCACCACAGAAAAATATTCTGGCAGAGGCATCTATCTCAGAGTCATTCCCCGTAAACTTTGGGATCTATGAACTCAACAAGTTTCTCGGACTAACAACGTTGTTCGACGATGCAGACTTTGATTTTGAGACCACATCAGTCAAGATTAAAGAAGGGGGCAACGTCGCATCATATACTTATACCGATTCCTCGATGATCAATACTCCTCCAGAGAATAATATTGATCTTCCTAGTGTTGAAGTTGAGTTCCAATTGAATAAAGAATCGTATCGCAAAGTACTCAATGGTGCAAACCAACTACAACTACCAGAGATTGTGGTGAGAGGAAATGATGGAGTTATCTCTTTAGTTGCGACTGATACCAAGAACCCCTCTTCTAATGAATATTCTGTCGAGGTAGGCACTTCACCTGCAACATTCCAATTCATCTTTAAGACAGAGAATGTCAAGTTGATTATGGATGATTATAATGTGAAGGTTTCAAAGAGCGGTATCGCACAGTTTACCGGAGGTCGTGTAAACTATTGGGTTGCAACTGAAAAGGATAGCAAGTATGCTGAATGATAACTTTCTCTGGGTAGAGAAGTATCGTCCTAAAACAGTTGCAACTACAATATTACCAACAGAACTTAAGAGCACATTCCAAGAATTTGTAAATCAGAACAATGTGCCCAACTTAATTCTTTCGGGTTCTGCAGGTATCGGGAAAACGACTGTCGCAAAAGCAATGCTTGAAGAGATTGGTTGCGATTATATTGTAATCAATGGTTCCGATGAAGGTCGTTCTATTGATGTGCTACGAGTTGAGATTAAGAACTTTGCATCTTCTGTATCATTCAGTGGTGGTCGTAAGTATGTTATCATCGATGAGGCAGACTACCTAAATGCAAACTCAGTGCAGCCCGCACTACGTAACTTTATGGAAGAGTACAGTTCGAACTGCGGGTTCATTCTTACATGTAATTTTCTCAATAAGATTATCGCACCACTACATTCACGATGTTCTGTCATTGAGTTCAAGTTACCGAAGAATGAAAAGCAAGAGATTGGTGCACAAATCTTTACTCGATGCAAAGAAATACTTGATGCCGAAAATATTGATTATGATAAGAAAGTCGTCGCAAAGGTTGTAATGAAGTTTTTCCCTGACAATCGTCGGGTGCTAAACGAACTGCAACGATACTCTGCAACTGGAAAGATTGATGCAGGTATCTTAACTAACTTTGAAGATGTGACAATTGAATCGTTAATCACGTCACTCAAGAACAAAGAATTCTCTAATGTTCGTAAGTGGGTTTCGGAAAACGTTGAAGGTGACTGTAGTCATTTGATGAGAAAGATATACGACACGATGAATGATCACATCGCACCATCAAGTATTCCTCAAGTTGTGGTCACCCTTGCCGATTATCAATACAAGTCTGCGTTTGTTGCTGACCAAGAAATTAATTTGATGGCAATGTTGACTGAATTTATGGTTGACTGTGAGTTTAAGTAATGAGCAATCCATTCGACTATCTCAACAGCATCAATACGTCAAAAGTAAATATGATGCGAGGAACAGATAATGATCAGTTAGCAGAAAAAGATTACAATCCATTTCTAATCAATAGAGGGTTATCATATCACCATGATACTGTCGCAATTGCAAACGAAATGAATATGAGACATGACTGTCCAAACATTATGCAATATGAGTTTTTACTAAATATAGTACGTAAGAAAAAACGTTTTGCTAAGTGGAATAAAAAAGAGCATGAAAGTGAGTTGGAAGCAGTCAAAGAATATTATGGTTATAACGACACTAAAGCACTCCAAGCACTCAAAATTCTTAGCAATGATCAGATTGAAGAAATAAAAATAAAAATAAACAAAGGCGGGAGAGATGCTTGACTCATTAGTTGAAGTATTGCTTGAAGATCAGGATGATTTTCTCAAGATTAGAGAAACTCTGACAAGGATTGGTGTTGCGTCACGTAAAGACAAGACAATTTATCAATCTTGTCATATTCTACACAAGCAAGGAAAATACTACATAGTTCACTTTAAAGAATTGTTTTCATTAGATGGCAAACCTTCTAATTTTGGTGATGAAGATAGGGCACGTAGAAACACAATTGCAAACCTGATTTCAGAATGGGGATTGGTAAAATTAGTAGACCCAAACAAATCAAAGGAACCTATTGCTCCTTTAAGTCAAATTAAAATTTTACCACACCGTGAGAAGAATGAATGGAATTTGGTTGCTAAATATAATATAGGAAAGAAAAAATAGTTATGAGTAATTTTGAAGACGTTGGTCTGTTTATGAGCACCTTTGGGCAAGAGGTCAAAAAGGAAGCAGAGTTCCCAGACAACGAAACTATAGCATTACGACTTGAATTAATTGAAGAAGAATTGAACGAATTGCGTGAAGCAATAGGCAATGCTGATATTGTAGAGGTTGCCGATGCACTAACTGACATTTTGTATGTCACGTATGGTGCAGGTCACGCATTCGGTATTGATTTGGACAAATGTTTCCAAGAGGTGCAGGAGTCCAATATGAGTAAGTTAGATCACAACGGTGATCCGATTTACAGAGAAGATGGTAAGGTCATGAAAGGACCAAACTATTTTCAACCAGACTTGACGAGTATCGTCAAGGGATAATAACGCATGCCGAAAGGATGCAAAACTTAAACTTGCTTAATAAAGGAGAAAGCACTATGGGTGCAATTGAAAAATTTGGTATAACATTCCCAAAAGGGTTTGATCAATTCTTTGTCGGTTACGACAAAATGTTCGATGAGATGCAAAAGTTTCACGACACTGCAACAAAGAACATTCCTAACTATCCTCCATTCAATATTAAGAAAACTGCGGAGAATCAGTATGTCATCGAAATGGCAGTCGCAGGATTCGGTAAGTCCGATCTTACTATCGAAACGGAAGGCGATAAACTGGTCGTCAAGGGCAATGCTGAGAATGACGAAAAAGATGTCGATACTCTTTATCACGGGTTGGCACTACGTCCATTCACTCGCATGTTTACACTTAACGACTCGGTTGAAGTCAAGAACGCAGAGATGATTAATGGTCTGTTAAAGATTACGTTAGATCGACTCATTCCTGAATCTCAACGTAAACAAATAGAAATCAAAGACTAAATAGAGGGGACGAAAGTCCCCTTTCTAATTATAGGAGATAATATGAAACTATCTAAGAATTTCAGTTTAGCAGAATTTACTAAGTCCCAAACTGCAGAACGCAAGGGAATTGACAACACTCCAGAAGGAGATCATCTCGATGCA